AGGTGTTGCACCAGTTCTTTCATGGACTCTGCCAATTCCTGACACACAGGTATCAGATGTTTGGGCGAACTTCTTAGTACAGGACTACATGGGTATCCAGTGGCCAGTAACTCAGTTCACTTATGACTTCTCAACCTACTTCCGCGGAACTTTCTTCTGCACCGCTCCTGCATGGAATGGCGCAGTTTCAGGTATCGTTTCAGCGTAAGTTACAACTTAATAAGAAGGGAGGGGTGCGGTGTAAAAGCCGCACCCTTTCTCAATTTACTAGGAGGCAAAAATGGCAAGATGGGTAGCACCCGATAGAGGCGTGAAAGAAACTGTTATTGGCGGTAAAAGTTATTATGCAGATCGCCAGGGTATTTACAATGTAGAAAACGCATCACATGCAAAGGCAATGAAGGCTGAAGGTTTTTTTGAGGCATCACTTAATCCTTATAGTGAAGGAGACCGCAAGCGCGGCTTTACTTGCGTAGAATGTGGCTTTGAGGGTTGGTTTCGCAAATGTGGGCGTTGCGGAATTGAGTCTAATGAAATACCGCGAGATGGAGAATAAATAATGGCAGTTGGAATTACGCCCGATACAAGCAATGAAAATCCATACATTACTGTTGCTGAATACAAGCAAGCACCAACTGCTCTAAACATTAGCACCCTTGTTGCGGGCGGTAATCAAGCGGCTCAAGATGCAGAACTTGCGCAGGTTATTTTGCGCGCTTCTTCATACATGAATGAATACTTTAACCAAAATCTTGTGGCAGATGAATACACGGAAACACAGCGGATTAGGTTCTCAAATTCAGGCGGTTATTTTGCATTGCACCCATACAATGCGCCTATTGTTTCTCTTTCATCATTTGAATACGGCGCAAACCCAAACCAATTAAATGCTTTGGGCGATTGCTCAACAGCCTGGTTTGAAGGCCAACAGATCATTATTCCTGGCAATCAAATTGGCTGGAACTACACTTCTCAAGGCCCATTGGGGTTTGGCGCAAACATGGGGCAAGGCAACTGGACATTTACTAAATACACCTATGTAGCAGGTTATGTAAACACCATAATTAACGCTCCAACAATTACAGGCGATAGCACACTCATTGTTGATGATCCAACAGGCATCATTGCAGGCCAACATTATCGGATTTTTGACGGTGCAAATAGCGAGCGAGTCACAGTCAGTGACAATTATGTTTATGGTAGTTCTACAGTCACCTTGCAATCACCTATGTTGTATCCACATTTAGCAGGTGCGGCGTTTGGCAATCTACCAACCGCTCTCAAGCAGGCTTGTATTTTAATTACAGGCGCGTTCATCAAGATGCGCGGCGATAGTTCAACCACAATGGCTTACACAACTAGCCCGTCAGGAAATGTCGCTGGCTCTGTTCGCTACGGCAGTGACATAGCAGTTGCCCTAGACATGGTAAACAAGTTTCGCAGGATTAGATAATGTCATCTACTCAAATTCTTACTGGCAGAGCGGCTGTACGGGATACGCTTTCACGATTTCTTTTTAACCCACCTCTTGAAAATGTCAATCAGGTATTTACTTCATTTCCTAAGATCATTAACTATGAAGTAAATGCTCAACCTGGTCAGATGACTAGAAGCGTTCTTGTGGTTTACATTGCTGATGAATACGAAACCCGTTTGGCAATTGGTGGCGCTCACAATGGTTGGAAGCGGATTGATTACACCGTAATTGTTCAGATCTTTTGCATTTCTTTTCACCGCAATTCAGAGTATGCAATGGCTGACTTTGACAATGTGGTTGATTGCGTAAAAGAGCGTTTGCGTTCTGATCATAACTTTGGTGATCCATCAGGCAACCTTGTATGGCAAGGTGCAGAGCCAGTTATTCAGGCCCGCTATGGAGAACCTTCTACTGAAAAAGAAGGCGTTACGGAAATCTTTGCTGAGATACAATTCCCAGTAACACAGATGATCCAGGCATAAGGAGCATGATGAAGTACAAATACAACGGAACTGATGAACGCGTGTTCCCAGGTGTAAAGGTCACTGTTAAGCCTGGTGATGAGTTTGACGCGCCTGAAGGCTTTAATGCGGCAAATGTAGTACCTGCCGCGCCTAAAACCGCAACGGCAAAAGCAACAGAACCAAAAGAAACAAAAGCAGGAAAAGAAACAAAAGAAGAAGAAATCACAATGTCTGCCGCGTCAGACCATAAATTAGGAGATGAATAAATGTCTGTACAGCAATCCGTTCGCTCGTACTTAGGTATTGCTAAAGAGGCAACCCGCGGTACGGCAGTAGCACCAACTGACTTCATTCCAGTAATGAAGGATAGCCTCAAGCCAGTGGACATTGTTGATCCACTTTATGACACAGGCTTGCGTGGCTCAAATGTGCTTAACTATCACTACATTCCAGGGCGCACCCGCTCAACTGTTGATTACGGCGGCGCAGTATTCGCTGACACAGTTGGCTATGCAATTGCAGGTGTCATGGGTTATGTAACAACAACAGGTGGTTCTGCACCATACACACACGAAATTACACTATTTAACAGCCTTGCTGTTGGTGGAGATGTACAGCCAATCTCATACACACTTACAGATTTCTATGCTGTTGATGTGCGCTCATACCCAGGTTGCCAATTCTCTGACTTCTCACTGAAGTTCAATGCTGACGGCATGCTTGAGTATGATGCTAAATCAACTGGCTTTAAGTCAGAAGTTGTTTCAACACCTACTCCATCATTCTCAACAGTTCTTCCTACACCAGTGTGGCGCGGTACTGTTTCAGTTGGCGGAACTGCGGTTGCGACAGCCATGACTGGCAACATTGACATGAAGCGCCCTGCAACACCTATCTATGGAATTTCTAACACACAAAATCCATACCAGGTATTTCTAGGGCCATTGGAAGTAACAGGAAAAATTACATTTGTTATGGACAATGACTCTCAGTTGCTTAACTTCCTTAACAACACACAGCCTGCGCTTGAGTTTGTTTGGGATTACGGCACTGGCGCAAATGAACTTGCAATTGTTGCAACTCTTGCAAAGGGCGCTTACACAACAGGTGTGATTGAACGCGGTGAAGATTTTGTACAGGTAACTGTTGAATTCAACGCACAATCAACTACCGATAACGCTGGCGCTTCAGGTGGTTATTCACCTATTACATGGACACTAATGAACGCGAAGCCATCAGGCACATACGCGTTTGATTAAGTAGATCAGGGCGGCGGTGTGGTTGAGGGCGATTGCCTTCCCGCTCTCCCACACCGCTTGCTCCTTTTTAGTATGATGTAAGGAAGGCAAACCAACAGGAGGCACAATGTCTAAAGAAGTAACGCTCCCATCAGGGGCAACAGTTAAGTTAAAAGATCCAACAACTTTGCGTGTAAAAGACCGCAAAAATGTTATGCGCACCGCTGATAATGCAGTAGGTGGAGATCTTACAAAAGCGCTTGCGTTAGGTGATGCGCTTATTGCCATGCTCGTTGAGTCATGGTCATTTGATTTAATCCCGCCATCAATCAAAATTGAGTCACTAGATGAACTAACAATGTCTGATTATGATGCTTTGGTAGAACATACAAAGGAAGCGCAAAAGTATCTGTTCCCTAACCTGGCTGAAACGCCACAGACAGAGGCAGACCCAAAAGCGCCTGGCGAGAACTCCAACGCCTAAAATGGTTACTCAAGGGTGGGGAAAGGCATGAAGCCTTTTCCTATCCTGATGAGCAATGGTATTACTACCAAATGGCAGAGCGGTTTGGTTGGACACCTGAACAGGTAGATAACTTGCCCGCTAGTACAGCGGATTGGTTGATAGCAATTGCTAGAACCATAGATGAGGTGAAAACAGAAGGGTTGAAAGATTAAATGAGCGGCATCATTATCAAGAACCTTTCAGATGTTCTCGCGGCCATCAATGGTGCTGAGTCTAAAATTGAACAAGGTGCGCAAATTGGAATTATGCGCGCTGGCCTTGCCGTGGAAAGACAAGCCAAAATAAACTTTCAAGGCACACGCAGTTATGAAAAGCGTATAAGCAGAAACGGCAGGGCTTATTTAGTTATTACCCCGCCAAAACATCAAGGCGGCTCAGGGCCAAATACAGTTACAGGAAACCTTAAACGATCTATTAAAACAACATACCGCGTTGGCTTTGGAAGTTACATTGCTGAAGTTGGGCCAACAATGGTGTACGCCCGCCAGGTAGAAAAGGGCGGTGGCAAATGGCGTTCAGGAGTAAAATACCCTTACTTAGAACCTGCCGCATTGATGCTATTGAGAAATGGCACAATCAACAGAGTCTTTATGACCGCCGTAAAAGAGAAGTTAGGGAGATAGCACATGGCTGACTTGATCCCCCCAATGCTGATTAAATTACAGGCAGATGTAAGTGAACTTAAAGTTGGTTTAGCACAAGCAGAAAATGCGCTTAAAGGTGTAGATAGTTCTGTAAAAACTGCTTCAACTGGCATGAACAATTTTATGAGCCAAATGAAAAAAGTTGGCGCAACAATGGGCGTGGCTTTTGCTGGCCAACAGATTGTGCAATTTGGTAAAGATGTAATCATGGCCGCTAGTGACATGAATGAGTCATTAGGAAAAGTAAGTGTTGTGTTTGGTAACGGCACACAAGAAGTTGTTAATTGGTCAAAAACTTCTGCGCAGGCTATGGGCCTTTCTAGTCAGAAGGCTCTTGAAGCCGCTGGCACATACGGAAACCTTTTTCAAGCCTTTGGCATGGGTCAGGGTGAGGCTCAGAACATGTCCACAAGCCTTGTGCAATTGGCTTCTGACATGGCTTCATTTAAC